CGGTAGGCTCGCGAAGGTCCATAATAACTCTGAACCATTCGTCGGGTAGAAGCGCTTCAAGCAATCCAACAGCGACACAGTCGCTGGCAGACGCCAGATCTCGGGTTACAAGACCTGGGACAATTGAAGCAACTTTAGCCAAGACCCCATGATATTCCTGGGCGTCCGGCTGCAGCAGCCCTTCTTTACGCAATCGACGACGTATCATGGTGCCGAGTCCCAATTGAAGGAACCCATTCCACGTTACCGGCTTACAAGCCGTCCGATCACGATCGAAGTTCTTTGGTACAGTGAATACGGTGTTGCGTTCATTGATAGTGATATCACGCTGGAGATCCGGTATTTTGGACCAGCGCATGAACGCCTCAACGTAAGGCCGTGCTCGCGACGTACAGTGTGTCGCTTTGGACCACTTGTTATGGAGCTGCCCTGATTTTCGGGTAAACTCCGTCGTCGCACCAGGTGTGAAGTTACACGCTGTAGGCAACTCGTCCAGTCGAAACCGGCCGAGGATGCGGGAGACGTGCTTTCTCGCACGTGCAAGAAGCGGCAGATAATTCATCGGAATGCGCGCGTTGGACCGATCAAGGCCCCCCGCGAACACACGATTAGTCTCCGCACACTTTAGCTCACTGTCTATCAACTTATCGATGGCAGCAGAGACTCTCGCCTCCACATTACCGGTGTCAGTAGACTGATACCGCTTAAACACAGATGCCAGAAGGTAGTTATCCTTCATAGCCCTGCTATCTTCGGCACCAAGCGCAACCTGGAGGTATTCATCCATAGCTGAACTTGAAAGCGCACGCAAATCATGCATTGGAAATGCAGATTGAATTGCCTGATGCAAGCGGGATACTTTCCGCTTTGACCGCGAGAGTGGCACAAAGGGAGGACGAGCTGGTTTGCTCGCCTGGTCCTTGCAGCTCCCGGACTTTGTCCGGTAAGGGCTGCGCGTGCCTCTTGTGAAACCTGAGGTTTTCACCGACTTCATGGTTTTGATCCTTGTGGTCTGATGTAGAGGTAGTTACAGCATCAGGTGCCCGGCGTGAGCGCCTCGATTGACCCGGTGAACTGGGCAGTCAAGACGAGCGCCTGGATCGCATCCACGATGTCTTCGCGGTATGCCACGGGAGCGCGACCATCGACACGGATGTCGATGTTCACGATCGTATCCGCGTACGGGATTGTTCCGTCACAGGGACACTCTTCCGGGGTGGTCGACGGGAAGGGAAGTACCAACTTCCACTTCACGTTCGTCCTTTCGGACGTCTTGTTGTAGTTCACCGAGTTGGTGAGGACGCGGAAGAACCGCGCCACACCAGCAGAGCGTTCAACAAACCGGCTGATGCCGTTCAAGAGACCCTCGCCAACGTAGTTCAGCGAGTCAAGCACGATGGTAGACATTCTTGGTGTCCTTTAGAGAGATCTAGATGATCCCAGGGTTGGGCCATTTGACCCGTGATGCTGACAAGGTTGTCAGCGCGGCGATAGTACTGGCTAGCTGCACCAGACCCATTTTGTTCTTAACACCAGGCATGAAGGAGGGCATTACACCGACCGTCAAAACATCCCGATTGAAGTGCTCGACTTGTACGAGTGGAGGGTTATTCGGATTCAAACCCGATAGTGCCCCCCACCCAAGCGTGTCTTGCGACTTGTCAACGAGACGCAGCAAACTGGTGCGGCGGATTTCGCTTTTGGTCCCCTCGATGAAAGAGGTTCCCTGGGGCGCCATGAATGAATGAAGCCAGTTGCCGACATCGACAACCTTATCCACTATCCATGTTAATCTCGCCAGATTCCACGCCACATACGCGGGGTTGTTAATCCCGAGTTGTTGTGCCGTGTTTGCCTGCGTTGGAATCCTGTACTTGCATGCGTAATGTATGCC